GAAACGCATACTCAGTCCACTCAAGTTTGCGCAAGATTATTTGTGCGCATGGGAAAGTGTTGCTGATCAGTTCTATTATACTTTTGATAAGCATAAACATTGTAGTGACGAAATAATTGATCGCGGTGGTGATTTGTACACCTTTCACGATTTCAACAAACGTGTCATGTGCGCCGTTGTAGCACAAGTGACAAGAGCAGGAGAAAAAAATGGCAAGATGGAAATTCTTAGAAGTTATGCGATACCAGATTGTAGCACTGAAGGAATCGCTGATGCGATACGTCAAGACTTCCCTAAACGTAGACTTTTTAGTATCATTGATATGTCTGGCACTCAAGTCAATCGTGACACGACAAGTCCGTTCGGCATCACAGATCGTATCATACTTGAGAAATATGGCTTCACTATTGTCAACAGTAGAAAAAGCAATCCTCTTGTTAGCGATACTGATAATACTGTCAATGCTTTTATCAATAGTGATAGGCTAAGAATACGTAGTGATGACAAACTATTATTAGAGAGTTTGCAGACATACCATTTTGAAGATGCAAGCCGCAAACGTTTAGTGAAATACACTGAGCAAAAGTATGCGCACATAGACGGTCTCGGTGACGCATTACGTTATGGCATACATCATTTGTTCCCAATCACACACGAACAAACAATAAAAGAATATGTTGGTATGGATCAACGATATATGCGTGTGCCTGGACAAGAACATATGCCTGACAGTCCATTATATCCAGGTGGACCAAGTTGGGAAGAGATCATAAACGGTGATGAAAATAATGATGATCATATGGTATACTAAATACAGATATGAGTAAATTTATAAACAGATATACACCTGTACATGAACGTGTATTACAAAGAACAAAGATACCAAAAGATAAAAGTAAATGCTGGGTATGGACCGGCCCAGTGAACAATGCAGGCTACGGTTTGATCAAAGGTGATACTAGATTAGGTGATGCCAAGATGGTCACAGTACATCGTGCAATGGCAAGAGCGAAAGGCTTACAAATAAAATGGAAAGAAGTACAACATACTTGTCTAAACAAAGCATGTGTAAACCCTGATCACTTAGTGATAGGTAATGCTAAGACAAGATATGAACGTCTTGCTGACAAGTATGGCAAGAATTTTCAGAAGCCAAAAACTCCTTATATAACTTGCGAATATTGTGGAGACACAACACATGTTGTATGGTTCAGTAGAATGCACAAACAATGTTATCCTGACTTATTCACGAAATACAATAAGTAATTTGTGAAATAAGTATAAATACATTACATATATGGAGAAATGCCAATGGATTTTGAGATGATGGTAGAGATGTATGCTATCTCTAAGTTTTATATACCTCAAGATGACCATTATGATCTTGCTAAAGATGTCGTGAGATATCTTACTGACATGGGTCATAGTGATAGTGAGATCGAAAGATACTTTGGTGATTTTCCTGAAGTGATGAAAGCAGTAGACGAATATAGCGTATACACTCAAGAAACTGAAGATGTGATGGACATGGATCCAGAAGAATACGCAGCCATGGAACAAGAAGAATATCTTGATGAAAAGTTCGGTGGTGATTATTACGAATATCTTGACGACAACGAATAATCGTCTAGGAACACTTTATGAACGCACATGAACTAACACATAAGAGTCCCATTTACAATGCTATCTATGAACAAATGCTTGCTTATCAGTATGCATACCTGGGCGGACAAATATTCAAAACTTATGTTCGTAAGAAGCGCCCAAGTGAAGATAGCAATCTTTACATCGATCTAGTAAACAATACAGTAGCACAACCAATTTGTAGATATATTGTTGATACCATCAACGATGTATTATTTGAACCAGGCGTAAAGCGTGAACTAAAATTCTGCACACCAACTGGTGCATACATTGATCCTAAGAATACTACATGGGCAGAACTCATGTTGTTAGATGCCGATCTACAAAATAGATCATTAGATGCATTCATGGAACAAGTTGGAGATCTAACAAGTATATACGGCCACTGTTGGATCTTTGTTGATATGCCTAAAGAAGATGAAGGCAATCTTGGCAGACCATATGTTGTCGCAGTCAATCCACTCAATGTATGGAATTGGGAATGGGAATGGTTCGGTGGCAAGCCAATGGTCAAACATGTCAAAGTATTAGAGAGTGAAGATAAGACAGATTATTATCTAAAATGTTATCATCTTGGTACAGATGAATATCCAAGTTATTGGAAGAGTTATCGTGTAGGCAAGAACATAGCGAAACAAGATGTTGAAGAGATTGGTAGTGGAACATATCCACCAGGTATGGCTATTCCAGGATTCATAGCATATGGTCGCCGTGATCCACGCACAATCGATATTGGTGTGAGCGATATCGATAGCGCAAGTGACGCACAGAGAGAACATTATAAATTAGAATGCGAAGCATACACCTCTGTGCAATTTGCTAAAACTATCATTCGTGCAGATAAAGGCGTAGCCATACCTGTACATGCTGGTGCTATCGTTCGTGCAAGTCAAGGTCAAGTAGAAACTATTCCAGTAGATACAGGAGATGTTGATAAAGTCACAAGTAGACAACGTGAGATACTTGAACAGATTGAAGCATTGACTGGTCTTGGTGGATTACGCAATACTAAAAATCAAATCGCAAGTGGTGTAGCCATCATAGAAGAACGCAAAACATTGCATCGTCTTGCTAAATCAAAAGCACGATTGATGGAGATTGCAGAAGAATTGATATTCACTTATGCTGCACGTTTTATGGGTGTACGTTGGGCAGGTGAAGTACATTATAACACAGACTATGAAGCACATGATACGAACTATAGATTAGCCTTGATGGGTCAGGCTAAAGCATTAGTGCAGAATAATCCAATAATCGATAATCTTGTTGTAAAAGAAATTATTGGTATGCTTGCTCCTGCTGAAAAGATCCCGCAATATGAACAAGCATATATTGACACAATTACAGATCCTGCTGTCAAACAATTGATGACACAGGATAATGAAGCAGTATACAGCCGTGACCTCGCAGATCAAGTAGTAACACCAGAAGATTTTGGTGAGACTGCACCAGTCTATGGGGACACAGCAGAGTATGACAGTGCCGAAGGATATGACCTCAATGGTGAGGGCATTGGTACGCCTGTGACTTACACAGGTCAATCCTATTATACTAACCAAGCCATTGCTACTCAATTACAGGGTATCAATACTGGAAGGTAATTCGTTTGTTACGATATAACTACAGGAAAAAATTACATGTTAGAAAATCAACTCGTTGGCAACGATACAGCCCCTGAAGCAGAACAGGGTACAAATGATGCCGCTGATGGTAAAGTGAATCCAGGTGCTATACGCAAAAGCACTACAAGTTCTATTCTAAACGCATTGTCTCAAGCAAGCGGTCAGAATTTTGAAAGTGTAGAGGCAGCGTTAGCATATGTGGCTCGCACTTCAAGCCAGCGTTCCGGTGGCAACGCACAGCCAGTGGAGTCAGAACCAGCAATAGAACCACGCATGGGGCGTGACGCAGGTGATGACACTACCGACCTACGTGATCAGTTCATGAAACTTCAACGTGATCTTGCTCAGAAAGAGCGAGCCTTGCGTATGAAAGAATTAGACACTGAAATATTGCGCAATATGGGTGATAGATTCGATAATGATTTACAAGACTATGCATTGCAAAAAATCAAAAGTAATCTACAATTCAAGCGTGATGGATCATTTGCAATCGTCAATTCTAAGGGACAAGAACGTTATGGTATGGACGGTAATCCACTTTCGTTGAAAGGCTTGGTAGATGAAGTTGCTCAAGGTAACCCTAAGTTACTAAAGCAAGGACAAGTATCAAGCGGATCTGGACTGCGCCCTGGACAAAGCAATTTCGCTGGCGCGCCTACAGAATCTATTCCAGACTATAGCAAAGATCCTGCTGCCTTCAATGCATGGGCAAGCAAGATGGGCTTAGGTAAAAGAATAGGACTGAAAGGTGCAAGCGTAAGTGCAAGTGTCAGCACAGCATCTAGAAAAATTGTATAAGCCAACTAAGGAGATACTAAAATGGCATACGTACTAGGTGGTGGCAATAATGAAGCAGACGGCTTCACAACTGCTATCGCAAACTTCGCTTTACGTGCAATGCACGAAAGCACAGGACTCGTAGAGTTCACACAGGTCGTTGCCCCTAACCAGGGTAACCAATACTTGGTGCCAAACTTCGCACCAATCACATACCAAGACTACAATCCAGCAGGATCAGCCAACAATGATGGCTTCGGATCACCTCCGCTTGCTGTCGAGCAGAATCCTGCTCTTGGTCAAGGTTCAATCACTGCAACACCAGCAGTTGCCGCAACAGCGTTTGACGTATTCTACGCATGGACTACTTCATTCGAATTAGCAGCAACACTAGGTGCTGAACTTGGTGAGAGTTATGGTGAAAAGGTCGATGCCCGCGTTTGCGCTGCATTCCTTTCATTCAAAGCAACACCAGGCAACACTAACTATTCACCAACTCCAGCAGACGGTTTCAGCCGCCCATTAGAACTTGGTGCAATGGAAGTTATCGGTGCAACAAATACTTCAGGTACTTGGACAATGGGTTTCACTTCAAACACTATCCTAGGACTTGTTCGTAACGTAAAGCAAAACTACAAGACTGCTCGTTTACCAGGCACTCCAATCATCGTATTGGACAGCAATGGTGATGCACAGACACAATCAGGTTACACTGGTGATCAAGTAGGTTCTTCATTGAATCGTATGCTTGCTGAGTTGACTGGTGGTGCTGTAAGTCAGTCAGGTGGTGCAAACCTATCAAATCTTGGTAACGAATTGTTGTCAACTGGACGCATCGAAAGCGTTTATGGTTGCGCAGTGATCTTCACTACATTCTTATCAAGTGCAACTCGCACTGTAGTAGGTGTGACTTCATTGCCTGTTCTAGTAGGCGCATACTTCCACGAGACTGCGATCTTCACAGTTCTCAAAGAAGGTCTACAGATCAAGATGGGTGAGAAGCCAGGCGGTCTACAGATGTGGTTGACTGGTCTTGCTTACATGGGTGCAGGCGTAGCCGATAAGCGTCGTGGCGGAGCAATCAACATTCTTCAAGACTAATATTGAAATAGTATAGGAAAATAATAATATGTCAGTCCCCTATCAACGAGTTAGCAATGCAACTGTAGCAGATATCATATTCTATGATCCTGCTGCTGAAAGGCGTGCCGCACAAATGCAGGTAAATTGGGATGACTACTTCAAAGTAGGTAGTCAAGAGATCCTTTATCAACTTGAGTTTGGCTGGTGGCCAAAGTATTGCGACACGGTGCTAGGGGCGACATATTATACTAACTTACCTAATGGTGCACTAATATCAAGTTTCAATCCTAGTTTGCTCATCAAAAATGATCAGACATTGATTAGACTTGATACATTCATGGCTGTAAAAATATTCTATGAAAGTATCGTATCAGATACTAGCAACGTCAACGATGTTGATCGTGCTAACTATGATCATGCTTTACGTAGATATCAGTTTGAATGGGAAAAGGCACTTCAACTTATGAATTTCTATGATCTAAACCAAGATGCTCCTAACGGTCCAACGACCAAGTTAGAAGAGAATTGGACGAGTGACGTAGATTACTTCAACGGTGATAGGAGATATTTCTAATGGCAAGTGGACATCAACCTCTCATAACTAAGGAGGCTATCATAGACTATATGCGTGTAGTGTGTAACGAACTTACACCTATCGTAGAAGTCAATGGTATCTATCCAAGTGCTGATGATGTTGTTCCTTTTGGCATATATGTTAGAGATTGTCATCCAATCGCTAGAGAAACTTATCAATTAGGCGTACAAAATTGCGGATCAATTTATACAGTGACAGATCAATTTGAAATATTGTATGTGTCATTTCAAAATGATCCTCTAAGTTTAGTAGTATTAGGTCGCATAAACGATCTTGCTGCTGATAGTCAATTTTTTGATGGGTATTTTGAAGTAAATTTTTCAAAGACTGAAGTGTTAGGTAATCGTAGTGAAAAACATACCTATACATTCAATATAAAACGACTTGATTTCAATGATTGATGCCTCACAACTTATAGGAGAACTACAATGGCATATATAACAGTAAACGAGACAGGTACTTTCCCTGCGCTCATTCTTACCACTGACATCGCCAATTCCAATGTCGGCGCGACTGGAAATGGCTTTCT